CTGATGTTCAGCATGACCGTGGAGGTGATTTTTTCGTGATGGTTGATGTGATCGGCGCAAAAGGTAAAAACACTGTGGCCGATGCTGTCGTCAACAGAATCGCTGAATTCATCAGTGATCAGGAAGGGGATGATAGTTGCGTTGGCGCTATGCGATTACTTGGTGGTGTTCCTGCACCTATTCCATCAGCAGAAGGCCGTCTTATCTACCGATTAATGGTTTGCTGCACTTACGGCGAATAACCGCACATATCTATCCATCAGGCTGCCTGCGGGCGGCCTTTTTTATTTGAAGAGGTAACACATGCAAGGTTGTGCAAATGACACCGGCAAGCTGGTGGGTAAAACAGCTGTGCTGCGTATGGCGTTCGGCTGTGCCGATGCTTTGCCTGCACTGAGCGACTGGAAGCGCCTGGGTGCGCTGACAACTAAGGGCTTCGATTTCTCTCCTAATACCGTGACATCGGAAGCGGATGACTCAAAGGGGATTGTTGAAACGCTCGTCACCAATATGGACTTCACGATTTCCGGCGAGGGCGAGTATCGCCGCAAAGATAAAACGACGGAAATCGGCGCTATCAAAATGGCGAAATATGTCTTTGATGAAATTCAGGCAGGCCGCCAGCCTTCAATCTGGGTTCGTTTCGATTTTGTTGGTGAAGATTCTGGCACCTACATCATGGGGTACTTCAACACCACTGGCTTTAACGGTGACTTTGGCACCAGTGACATTTCAACCTTCACGGGCGAGTGGAAAGTTGCGGATGCCGATACCGTGGTATTTGAAGTCGCTGATGATATTCCTGTTACCGGCGTCACTATAGCTCCGTCAACAGCAAGCATTGCTGTCGGGGCGACTCAGCAACTCACCACTACCTTTGCGCCAGTTGATGCCAGTGATAAAACCGGTACCTGGTCATCTTCTGCAACCGGCAAGGCCACGGTTAACCAATCAGGTCTGGTCACTGGGGTTTCCGCTGGTTCAGCGATTATCACTTTCACCTCTAGCGATGGTGCTAAGACATCGACCAGCGCCATCACCGTCACCGCGTAACTATCACAAAGGGCATGCATGTGCCCTTGATGATAATTATTCGAGGTTTAATCAATGATACCGTTCACCGAAATTGGCGAGATGCTGATCTCCGATGCTGACCGCGATTACTTCTTTAGGCCGTCGTTCGCCAACATGTCCCGCATAGGCTCGCCAGCGGCGATTGTGGAGCGTTTTGCCGAACTTCATACCAGTGACGCGCCGAGATTGCTTGAAGCTGCCCTTGGTGCGTATGGCGAGATCCCGGGGTGGTTACTGGAACACATCAATGCACCTTCGTTTAGTAGCGATGCCATCTATGCCGGAATGATAGTCATGCAAGCATGCTGTGATGATGATATCAGTGCGCTGGTGGGCGAGTTACGGCCCAGCAAGAGAGGTAAACGGGCGTTTGTGTTTCGTCGTGGCAGTATGCCGACCAGCGATATTATCATCCTCGGACAGGCTCTCATTACTCACGGAATCATCGGTAAGGCAAAGGTGCGAAAGCTGCAGCGTCATGAGTCGAACAGCTATGTGAACGAGTTCAACGCATTCGAGTACATCAGCGCTGCACGGAACCACTTCAACATGCCGAGAGCGGAAGCTGAACAGCTCACGATGACTGATTTTCAACTTCTTCTTGCCGCCAAGTATCCTGAACAGAAGGGCTTCACTCGTGAGGAGTATGACCAGGTAATGGACGAAGATGACAAGCGCTGGCAGGCGATGATGGCGACTTCATCTAAGTAGATAAGTGGTCTACAATTGAGTTGAAAGTGTGACGTGTCACAACACAAAGTTTGTTGGTGTCACACTTGACCACCAGATCAACATAACTTAATCTTCAAGCACAACAATAAATACTGTTGAAATTTTTCGATTCAGGGCTTGGTGAAACATTGATTCGCTAAGCTCTTTTTGCACCCCAACGAGGCGGATAAGGAGGAGCTATGTTTGGTTTCTCGTTCAAAGGCAAACCAACCCACAGAGTCGACACCTCTGTCGACCGGTTAACAAATATTCTTATCGATAACCAAGATAGACTGACTATCGATCGAGATGGCGTGATCAGTCTCAATCTGAACAACGAAAAAGTCCGCAATGAAATGAAGCGTCAGCTTCAGCATCTTGCAAAAGTTGAACCTGCAAAGGCCAGGTGATCGATGGGGACACTGTTATTATCAGCCATTCTAGTTAGTGGCTACATCTTCACGATTACTTCAGTATCCTCTAGATACAAATTTAAGCGCTCCGATGGTTGGGGCGCTTACTTTTATGTGGCAACGTGGGGAACTGGCTTCTGCATTCTGAGTTGGATGATATGTTCGATCATGGGGTTTGTGGGGCTAATCGACTTCTTTGCTCATGCCGCAGGGATCAATAAAAATAATGTCAAAATGCTTATCCCGCTTTCTGCGGATGCAGTTGCCACAGGTAAAAGCTTAAAGATTGCTCTATGGATCGTTGGGACGGTAGTGCTTGCTACAGTTTGTGGTCTTCTGAATAAGGCTTGGCATGCATGCAGTGACCACCGGTTTAAAGCCCTTGCCAAGGCAGCTAAAAATCACCCCTTAGAAACCTTGGCTATCGAAGCTTCTGCAACCTTGGCTCCAGTTATCTTTACTTTAAAATCAAAAAAGTTTTATGTCGGTTGGGTAATCCGACCGCCGCTGGAACATGGGAAGATTGAGCATATGGCCTTCATCCCTTTACTCAGCGGGTATCGGGATAAAGACACACTGAAAATTGTGGTGACCACTAATTATGATACTCACTATGAAAGCATAGGATTATTCGGTGATATTGCTGGCGTGGAAGGTCCGCCGAAGATTGATAGTAATTTAACGCTCAATGATTTTAGGGTTGTTTGCCCCGTGTCTGAAATCGAAAACCTGTCATTCTTTGATTTTCAGACCTATAACCGGTTTAAAGAACTGGAAGAGAAAGAAGAAAAAAAACAGCGCAGATTTAAGCCCAGAGCTTCAAGAGTTTGATGATGCAAGCAGAACCCACCCTGAGGTGGGTTTTTTGTTTGCAGATTTGTCACTTTCCAAGGAGGGTAGAAAATCCTGCAGTCGTTATAGCTTGAACAACTGCCTTGATAGCCTCCGTCGACATCTCGCCAAGTGTGGATTTAGCTTTATCCTTCTCCGCATCGCTCATGTTAGATATTGCGATAAGGTCTTCGAGGACAACAACAGAGTCGCGATGAAGTCTTATAGTCTGGACGTTAAGAATTGCTCCTAGCCCCCCATCATTTCTAATGAAATCAATGCCTTTACTGGTTATTTTTGTGAATGCATAGACGATTTTTGGAGAGCGGCTACCTAATTCATTACTTACTCTTGCCTCAAGAAGCCCGTGACCTGCAAGATACAGAATGTTGGCGGCTAAGATGTTTATGCTGCCGAATTTATTGGCAAACTCACCCATTAAATTACTGTCTGGTGTTTCTGGGTAGATGTCGCAGAGATACTGCAATAGCTCTCTCTGAACGGTTCGGTCAAATTTATCCATGTGCTTAACCTCGGGTTGTCGCATTCATGAGGACTTATTGCTTAGAAATCGTCTGCTTCACGTGATATGGAAAAGAGTACGTTGATAGCAAGAAGATAGGCGTTATCCACTACACCATAGGTTTCGCTTGTTATAACGTTAGAGTGACGAGCCAGCGCATCCTCCATATACATCAACAACTCCTTGTTGCAATACTCATGCACTGGATCGAGCATATGGATGCCCATCGTGAAGTGGCCATATTTTTTGAAAATGGTTTTGATAAATGCCCCATCCTCAGACAGCTTGAAAAACTCATCGATAGTTAATGGTCGGTTCAACTGCTCTAGTCTGGTTAGCTCCCTGGCTAGCCATTGGCAGCCATTCCGTAAATCCTCAGCACTTACTGTCATTGTCGTTCTCCTGGTAGGTGAGTAATTCTCGGATAGCTTAGCTTTTTTGATTGAAGACTTCATGCTACGCAACTTTTGCTTTTTCGTTGCCTGCGCCGCACCCTCTGCTAACATCTATCCATTACTTGTTTATGGGGATAGGGATGTGAAGAAATTTCTGGCCATCATATTGGCTGCGCTGGCGCTAGCAGGCTGT